TCCTAGCTCTCACCGCCAAGAAGCTTGGCAATGATCGCGTCCGAAGAGGCGATGTACAAGGCCTTGAAGCCGTCGTACACCTCCTTAACCTGCGCATTCGTGTAGCCGACGCGAGGCACGTCAAAGACGATGTAGTTACTCATCGACACTGACGTGTTCTCGGCCGGCTTGAACGGATCGCTGGTGATCTTCGAATGGTCAATCCGAAGCACTCGCCTGTTCCTGCGCCCGTAGGCGTGGGAGAGCGAGAGCTTGATCAGTCCGTCCGCCGACATGTACTCCGACTTGTTCTGCAGCGAGGCAACTCGCGGCAGGCTAGACGTAGCACCTGCGATGGTAATGGACTGCGGATCGGATAGCGCCATAAGGCGTGCTCCTTTCAGGGACCCTTAATATACATGGGTCCCCAGTTGGTGTTTTGGCAGTGAACCTACCTCAGGCTCGGGTAATACCCAAAGCCGTGAGAATGGCGATCTGTCGGGCTGACAAGGCCTCCCAGGAAACGCCAAATCCAAAGGGGTTTGCGCGCCGTCGTGTCTTCGTTTCGATATTGAAGACCAACGGCTGCACCGGAATACCAGACTTATATTTGGTACCCTGGTGTGTAAAGGTACTGGACATAACTACATGTTCCATGATGTACCCATACCGCAATACCAGACCATCGGTGGCCCAGTCCGAGAGATTATCAACTACATCTCCCGTATTGGAAAACCAATCGATTGCCCAGCTCCACGGGGTGAGATTCCAGAGAACATCTGGACTGAGTTCGAGGCCAAGAAGTTTCTTGGCATATAGCGCACCACGATCCATAGCCTTCCGGCTGTCGTAACCGGCTGGCAGATGGTACGTGAATGCGCCCGAGAACCAGATCCGTCGTTGATATCGATCAACGCGGTGTATCTCACCTGTCGTGCCTGACGACCCGACGAAGTGTTGTGACAAGGTTGGCCCGTAAGGGGCTCCCCCTGCCACTTTGCCTCGATCGAGTGTCAGTTCTTCAATGGGAAATTGATACTGACGTCTTACGACCCCACCCGCATCACGCTCATATTGTGCAAGCACTTTCTGAGCCTGACCGACGGCTTCGGCAAATTTCCGAATGTCGTTAACGAGTGGTTTCCATCCGAACTCATAGCCTAGGTAGTTGCCGCCCGCGGTTTTTACATCGCGTACGACTTCCGTCCTATGCTTCCAGGTGTGAATGCCGGCCAGTTTGGGAATACCCTCTCTGTACAGCTCACCTAGAAACACGGATGCGTCAGCGACCGAATTGGTCGGCTTACAGCGTGCAATGGCCGTCGCCCCAGCCTCATTGAGATCAATCGCATTGATTTGCGAAGGTCTCGAAGGCCAAGGGTCAAAGCCATTCCATACTGATGGGTCGAAGGGAATGATCGGCCCCTGATACTTCTGGGTATCTGTACTACTATAGATACCGTAGAAGACAGGAACCGTCTGACTCTCCGAGAGGTAACGCGTTTCCGCCTTACCCCCGATGTACTTCTTTGAAGTAAAGAAGTCACCGCCTATGTCCGCGACCTGCCCCTTGCGGGGCGGCCACGGATGCCCTTCCGAAACAGTAACCTGTTCCCCAAGGATATCCTTCGCACTCTGATTCAACACTACCGTTGACCAAGGGTTATACCCTGGCTGGGTTGTGCTGTTGTCTTGGGACTCGTGCCTACCTGGAATACGGTAGGGTAGAGGCCTTCGACGGGTGCGAGGATTCCCTGGCATTGAAGAAGAACTCCTTTGGTAGGAAAGCTAAGTGTTCTCTGCAGGTTGAGAGAACAAATAGCTAATTGGTGTGGTGCACTGCGTTGGTGGCCCCCAGTTCGGG